GAATGCCCGTTAGCAAGTAGTTCTTCTTATACGGAATCCCGAACTCGTCGTATTCCTTCTCCTTCTTCAAGAAGTCGACAATATCCGCGCGCATTTTCTGTTTTAGTTTTTCGTCAAAATAAACGGTGTCTAGGGTACGTGAGGGGATCTTGTTATAACGCATCCATTCACCGTATTTAGTCATCACGTATACGTGTAGTTTGGTATCATCGACTTCGTTGTTTTCAAGGAAGTTGTCGCTTTCGCGGTAAAAATGGTGAAATATGACCGGGGAATCCGTGCGAATCGTCATATATTCATACTTCGCTGCTTCATCGTGGGTTCCAACGATTTTCTCTTGCTGGCGGTAGGTGATTAAAAACTCGGCGGATTTTTTGGGTTCGGTCTTAGTTGCGGGGACCGTGTATGTATATTTATAGTTTCCATAGCCGATTTGCGTATAACAAAAATCCTCCTTGTCGTATTTGTAGGGGCGGCGGCGCAACTTGAGAGGGATAACCGGGTCGACGGCGGTGCTGCCACTGCGGCTATCGGGTATATGAACCAGTTGCTCTATCGTATGATACATATACAGCAACATTTGATTCATTACACTCCCTAGATCCGTGTAATATTCGTATTGTCCCGCGGGCATTTTATGTAAATCCACGACGAGCTTGCTGTTTTGGCCGTGTTCATCATCGTCGCTTGAAATGCTGCTTTCATAATCGCTTGTCTTGAGCATCGAATTTGCTTTTTTATACTGTTCGGTTTCTGCTGGTGAAATAGAATCGGCACGTTCGAGTGACATTATAATGGACTACTCGTTGTAATACTGATATATATCATAACGGGTTGGTTTTATATCATATGGCATAAACCCATTAAATCGGTTTAAATACTTATTATTATGTTTATTACACCTACCTACGCCCAACAAACGCACACGATGCTCGCTTGTATTCAACCACACAAAGATCAACATTGTCAGCCGATATTGCCAGCAGCGGCATTTCCGCACGCCCACGCCAACGCACACGGAATGAGTATATATAATACCCAGAATGACCTTCTGCTTCATAAGGTCCTACGGTTCTATAATGAAAACAACAGCGAGAATATGGACCAGATGCTTTCGGTGATAAATGGAACGACCAATATTTCATTGCGAATTATGGATTGGTTCGTTACCAATTATTCGAAGAAACATTATACAGTGTATGACCTTATCGGTAGCACTGGCACTGGAGGCGGAACATCAGCCAAAAGATTCAAAGTATACGTGGACTATAAACTGAAACTCCGCGCATATTCGAAAAAACGGTTCGATCCTTTCTGTCGCTGGGACCGAATCAATGTGCCTTATAAAAATGGGACGTATATTCAGACTACTCTAGGACAATTAAACTTCTTTAAATGGGCGATTGAGAATGAAGTGATCCGGTATATTCAGGAGAATTATAGCGCGATAGAAGCTGATATGAATATTCGAAATAACACATCGCGTAAAATCGCGAAATCGCACCAGACGTCATCAGCGACGATTGATGGATGTGAGTTGAAAATCCAACATACAACGTTGTCACCCGAATCACCTAAGACAACAACCACTGGAGGCATAGTAGCGTCAACGAAACAGCGTAAAAAGCGCGAGGAACTGTCAGATTCAGCAACACGAAGCATTAAAAAAGAATTTGTAAACATTGTATTAACCTTTAATTGATATTGCGGTTATGCGATGGAACAAAGATAAAAACATATAATACTATTAATACACTAGTATTATATTCATTCAGACAATACAGATACATAATTATGGGAAATCAAGTATCACTTGTTCCAAAAGTGAGCTATGAAGATATACAGATGATCGTATACCGAAACATACACGTGCCACAAACAACATTATTAATAAATACTCTAGCTCCATCACTTCAACACTGTCTTATCAAAACTACGGTGGATATTCGATTTGAAGAGACAGTGATAAACAACTGTCTTATGCGAAGTCCAAATGTGATGATTATAGTATATGGAAAGAACTCAACTGACATCACGATATTACATAAATATGAGCAACTCTTAAAACTGGGATTTACAAATGTACATATTTATACAGGCGGTATATTTGAATGGATGCTCCTTCACGAGATTTACGGAAAAGACTTATTCAAAATAACACAGTATGAAATCGATATTCTTCGGTATCGACCCAAGTCGGTTTTATTGGCGGCGATGACTTATAAAGGCGGCGGCGGTGGTGGTGGTGGTGGTGGCGCGTATATCGAAGACAGTCCACACAACCACGACAATGATCGTAATCACAATGACAACAATGACCATAATGATGATGATGTCCGAATTAATATACCAGTGGCAGAAGACAATTCTGGAGATGGAACCGGAGGTAGTTCCATCTTTTCTGGATTGAAATGGTTATTTGGTTCATAATACAGTTATATGTTATGTTCCTTTACGAATTCCATTATATACTTACCATTTTTTATATGAACATTATTGTCACTTAAATCTTTATGTCGAATCTATTTAATTTTTCTTTACCAAAACTATAACATAATAATGGCCCTAGTGTAATCTGGGTTGTATTCGTCCAACCACTAACAGAATGACTATCACCAATAGTATAAATTGTCATACGTATATGTATACGTATACGTATATGTATATTAAAAATAATATTCTTATTCCCGCCACGACCCATATCCAAGATGGCGCAGATATTTCCGTTCCATAAGGCGGATTGAACTGTCGTCTTCCTGGTGTTCGTGGTACATTGTTGTTATGACGTCCGGACCACACACCCACAAAATATCGGTTTGGATCCATTTATCCACACCTATTTCGAATAAACATTCTAGACGTCGGATACATTCACGTATACATAGTTCCAAAAAAGGGTGTCGTTTATAATTCGTCGCAAATGCGTAATTGGCGATTCGTAATGCGTTTCGCTGATTCTTACATTCTCTCGGACCCAATTGATCCAACGTCACCGTAAATTCCGTGAATAATATCATCCGGTCTGATTTAGGGTTCGTATATTGAAACGGATTATCGATTATAATACAATCCATATCCAAGTAAAACCCGCCGTGTTTGTAAATATACAATAATCGCCCCAGGTCGGCGCGAATCACCCAGTGTGTGTCGGGGATTTTCGCCCATAATTCAGGAAGACCGGGAAAAGACGTAAGCAATGGTGTGATGTCGGCGGGTGTGACAATTGTATGTTCTGGAATAAACCGTTTGTTTTGCTGGATACACTCTATTGGAATCGAGTTGCGTTCATTGGGTTTGAAATTCCACATATATACGACCGAGTGGTGATTCATTTTATATTACCGGTAATATTCACAATTATCATATTTCATTTATATCAGTTATTATTCCACCATTGTGTATAATATGTCAGTAAAGTTAAAAGTTAATGTTATTATGATATAATATATAAAAAGTATATTTATTTTATATCATTATTTACACTGGGGTCACGCTGGTCAACAACCCGTTAATAAACTCGGTGATTTTCTCCATTCGCTCTGAAAGAAGTCGGGGCGTTCCGATGACATCCTCGTTGGCCGATAGTTCCAATAATGGGCATTTTTTAGTATGAATCCAATTTTCGTGGTATTCGTGGCATCGCTGAATATATTCGGACTGGATGGTTTCACCTGGGCGGGACCTTTGTTTAATCCGGTCGATACATACCGACGGTGATGCGTGAATGTAAACAATGCCAGACAATTGAACATCTGACAGAAACTCATCAAACCACATCGTGTATATCTGGTACTCGTCCTCGGAAATATCTCCGGCGTCGTACAACATCTTTGCGAAGACATTTCTGTCAGTTTCTACACTTCGTTCTGTGATAATGAGCTTGATCTTCGGGTTTTGAATGGCTTTACGAAGTAGCGCGAGGCGCGAGATATATGCCATCATCTGAAACTTGAACGCATTCGCGCGGATATCTTTGTATAAATTTGTTAATATATTGACCCCGTCCTTGTCACATACCTTATTCCACTGTTCAACCGGTTCATCCAGAAAACATATTTCGTCGTCAAATGATACGATTGTGGGGAATATTGGTGCGCAATCCACAGTATCTGTCTCTGACTCTGACTCTGACTGAGAACGCATTCGCGCTCTGACATATTGTTCGTATTCAATACCGGTTGTTGATTTTCCAGATCCAATATTTCCGTCAACACTTACAATGACTGCGCGGGGCTTAGAGTGCGTGTATGTGTTAATTGACATTTTAGGTAGATCGATATTCGCAGACAAGGGGTGGGTAATATACAATAGACACGTATATTTAATTCAATTTACGTGAATTATAATACTAACTATATTCTGCAAATTATAATACTATAATTCGCTAAAATTGAATTAGAAATAAAACGATATCCATAATCTATTATATTTACTACGGTATTACACTTTGTCAATTATGTCTGCTGCGTCATCTGCTGCGTCAATTCCAGATTCGCATCTTATTCAAACCAAACTCACCGGTGAAGAATGGACCGGTGTTGAAATTATGGAGCCAGAAGAGGAAATGCGTATTCTCCGGTTGATTATTGACGGATTTCACGATGTAAATCGGGTATTCAACCCGAACTTATCTCTGATTTCACGATTGAAAATAACAATGACACCTGAAATGGACGATTATCTATTCGACGAATATTTCAAAAAACGTGTTGAACGAGTGTTGGCACTAGGTGGATTCAAGGTCGGTGCGTTTGAAGTCAAGGCCAAATCAAAGAAAACAATGAAAAAAATGGACTTGATGCGTATCCAGAATATGAATACAACATTTGGTGGGTCCGGTGACACATATGATCATCTCATTATGGATATTATTGAGGCGACTATCACATCGAAGCCCGCTGGTCCAAATGAATGGATGAAGCATTATTATACCCTGAAATTGATGCTTCAAAAGTCGGTAACGGATATCAATTCACACATTGTGGATTTTGCGAACTTTATTATTAAGGAATACAGTGCGGATATTGAACTCGCCGGGTTTCTTCGTAACGCGTATCGTTACATTGAACAAAACGAGAACATTTTCAAATATGCGGATTTTCAGTTATACGATCATCAAAAGCAGCTGTTCACGATTATGAAACGCCCCGACGCAAAGCTGGTGCTTTATATCGCGCCGACGGGAACGGGGAAGACGCTATCCCCACTTGGACTCTCAGAAAAATACAAAATCATCTTTGTATGTGCTGCGCGTCACGTCGGTCTGGCGTTGGCAAAGGCCGCGATTTCCGTAAAGAAACGCATCGCATTCGCATTCGGTTGTAGCAATATCGACGATATCCGTCTTCATTATTTCGCTGCCAAGGAGGTGATCCGTGATAGACGTAGTGGCCGGATTCGTAAAGTAGATAACAGTATCGGTGATAATGTCGAGATTATGATTTGTGATATCCGATCTTACTTGCTTGCTATGCGTTATATGATGGCGTTTCACCCACTGGAGAATCTCTTGATGTATTGGGACGAGCCAACAATCTCGCTGGATTACGCCGAACACGCGCTCCATCCGATTATCCACCGCAATTGGAGCGGCAACCTGATTCCCAATGTCGTCTTGTCATCTGCTACATTACCGCGCGAAGACGAGATGGTGAATGTAATTCAGGACTTCAAGGTGAAGTTTCACGACAAGGGCGCGGAAGTATATAGCGTCATTAGCCACGATTTCAAGAAATCTATTCCCATTGTGAATCAGGGCGGGTTCATCGAACTCCCGCATTATTTGTTCGGGGAGGATTACGACCGTGTGCTTGAATGCGTGGAACACTGTAAGACATATAAGACATTGATGCGATATTTTGACCTGCGGGAGATTTTGCGGTTTATCGGGCTGGTTACGAAACGTGTTGCTGTTGGCGACGTCGCCGATAGCGACGAGGACGGCGACAGCGACGAGGGCGACACAGAGGATCGCGCGAAGGACACTGACACAGACCCCGACACGGATGATAATCGTAATCTAGCAATTACATCCGAACGTTATTTACCCGAGAATATGTTTAGCGATATCGGTGATATTACAATGACAAGCATTAAGGAATATTATCTGCTTCTACTTGAAAATATCCGCCCAAAATTTTGGACCAGGATTTACGAAACGCTCGTCGGGGTCCGCAAACCCAAGTTCGCATCCGTCGTCAATTTATCCACCAGTGACGCACACACACTCACGGATGGACCAACGATTTACCTCACTGAAAATGTTGACAAAGTTGCCGCGTTTATGCTTCAAATCGCCAAAATCCCGACGGTTGTTATGGACGATATTATGTCGACGATTGATTTCAATGCGCAGGTTCTTGAAGAGATTGAGAAAACCGATAAACTCATCAAGGATTTGGAAGGCGAAAGCAAGGACCCGTCGGCGGGCGCATCGGGCGGTGCGGCGGGTGGTGCGGGCGGAGGCGCAAGCGAAGAGAAGAAGACACGCAAATTCACATCTGATACACGCATTAACCCCGAAACTGAACGTCTTCACGTCAAAGTCGAAGAATTACGTAAGTCGGTGAAATATACCGCGCTAAACGATTTGTTCGTCCCCAACCGGTTGGAACACCTCAAGAGGTGGACGTCGCGCACCGCCATCACCAATGAGTTCACGTCATTTGTGGAAGATGATTTCGTGGAAAAGATTATGCTTCTTAATGTGGAATCACACTGGAAACTCCTGCTTCTGATGGGAATCGGCGCAATCACGAATACTACCGACCAGAAATATACGGATATTATGAAGACACTCGCGAAGCACCAGAAGTTGTACTTGATTATAACCGCGACGGACTATATCTACGGGACGAACTATCAATTCTGCCACGGATATATCGGGAAAGACTTGGAGGGGATGTCGCAGGAGAAGGCGATTCAATCAATGGGGCGTATCGGGCGTGGTGCGATTCAGCAAGATTATACCATCCGCATTCGACACGATGCGATTCTGCGTCATATCTTCACGGCAATGCGAAGTGAGGATAAGCCGGAAGTATGTGCGATGAACCGGTTGTTTGTGACGTCGGATGCTACCGGCGTGTCGTAGTTCGGCGTATACTCATTAAATGTATCATAAATAATTTATGTTCGATGTTTGTATTTTCTAGTATTTTTGTATTTTCTAGTATTTTTGTATTTTCTAGTATTTGTTCGTCTATATTTTGATTTACCACCACGTTGGTGTCGGATGTTATTTATTATTCCCATTAATTTATCCGGATAACTACTACATGTATTTAATGTAAATAATGATTTTGGTAATAATCGTGTAAAACGAGCGCGTATTGATTCTGGGTCATACCAATTTGTTATCGAATCTATTATTAGTCCGGTATCAACATTCAAACTACATTTTGTAATTGATGTATTTTTTAGTATTACTTCATTCGAAATCAATTCTTTAATAAATTTTCCGTGAGTAAAAACTAAGACATTATTACTGGAACCGGATCTTCTTGAAGTATATTCATTTACAATGTCTTTGAATTTTGTTGTATCTGAAATTCTAAATCCTGTAGGGTCATGTTTTTCTGCATATGTTAATAGACTAAAATATAATCTTGGAAAATGTATAGTTATGTTTGGTGATACAGTAGGATTAGGGGATCCTTTAATTTGTAAAAATAATTTGTAAATATCAACACCATACAAACGAAACCATTCCAGGAATTTTTTTAATTTAAATTGTATTTCTTGTTTACTATTTCCTTTGTTTTGATTATCACTATCTATTATTTCTCCAGCCCAATTTTGTAATTCGTTTATGTAGGGACAAATAAATAATGTATATGGATTTACAGTATCAAACGTAGATAATGAGATCATAGCGGTCATTATGGTACGCATAACAGACGACGAACAAATGAATGTGGGATAAATTGGATTTGTTATTAGTTTGTCCCTTAATTGAAATGATTGAAGCATACCAAATATAGATAACGGTGGTTCAAATAACCACGTATATTTTGGCATTAAATTTTTAACATAATACGCTTTTAATTTCTTGTCACCTTTTTGGTAGATTTCCGCTTCTATTGCTTGAATGTTGTCGATATTTGATGGTGGTGTAAATGGTGATCCAACACCTGTTGGGTTCATAATTTCATCTAATTCTTTTTCTTTTGTTTTTATCCTTCGATTGATTGATGCTATCGTTTCATCAGTATAATTTTTAATTTCGGTATTTTTAATTATTCTGTTATATTCGTTCCATTTATCATTATCATTATCAGTATCAGTATCTGGAATTGTATCCGTAATTTTATTATCTAATAAGTTTGAGCAACTTTCTGCGTGACGAACCAAATATATGTCTATCGACGACGACGACGACGACGACGACGACGACGACGGAGGACGCCTATCCATTGACATTACTACTATAATACTACTATAATATTATAGTAATATATAAACTATGTCATCCTCTCTTCGCACCCCTCGCCGCACCGCTCTCCTCGTTGGTATCAACTACCGGAACACCGCGGATGAACTAAATGGCTGCTATAATGACGTCGTAAATGTCGCGACGTATCTGCGAACGGTTTTAGGATACGCCCCTGGCGCCATTACGATGCTTACCGATGGAAATCGTGGTTCCGCGTTCCCGGCATCAGTCGCACCCACCCGCCAAAATATCATCGCCGGTTTGTCCACTCTTGTTGCTGGAATGGTCGCCGGAGATGAAGCCGTATTCCATTACTCCGGTCACGGCACCCTGGTCCGCGATAGAAACGGTGATGAAGCCAGCGGTTATGATTCGTGTCTTTGCCCCCTAGATTACAACACGCCGGCATCTGCGGGTGGCGGTGTCATAACCGACGACGAGATTCGCGCGCTTCTCGTGAACCGCGTCCCCCTCGGTGCGCGCCTCTACGTCATCCTGGACTGTTGCCATAATGGCACCGGATGCGATATCCGGTATAAATACGAGGATTTCAGCGTGCTTCTTCATCCCGCGACTGCTCGCACATCTCCTGTCTGGCGCACCCAACAGAAGGCGTTTGTTCAAGATAAATACACCGACACAGTGGGTGAAGTGTATATGATTAGCGGATGTCGCGACGAACAAACCTCCGCCGACGCATATATCAATAACGCGTTTGCCGGTGCGCTCACACACGCCATCTTCGCCATCCTTCGCGCCAATCAGGCCAGCATCCGCACTTACTCGTGGAGCGAACTCCTGCGTGATGTCCGCTATTTTATGCGCGCCAATCGATACGACCAGATTCCTCAACTTATGACCGGACAATTAATTACTCCGGACGCGGCGGTTTTCCCGGGGTTGACGACGGTGGTCGCGAAGCGTGGGGTTGGTGGAGTCGGTGGGGGTTTATTATTAGAACTGAATCCCGGTTCTGTAAATACGAGTTTTAGGGGTATCGCCAGCACCATCGCATCTACCCCTAATCCCACATTATTCGGTTTTACAATGAAACCGAAATCCGGTGCGAATACTGCGCGACCCGCCATCCGATTTTTACATTGATCCTCAATGTTTTCTATGTATCGTAAAAAAATTGAAATGATTTTCTTACAATATACTTAATACAGTGAAAATGTCCGTCAATCCCAATTTAGATACCCTGATGCGTGTCATCGAGGACCAACAAGACAAAATGCCTGAAGGTGAGTATTTAGCCGCAATGAATGCGCTGGGAGCTCTTCATCGCGTCGTTCCTGCGCCGCCGCCCGCGCTACCTGCGCATATTCCTTCGGGACACCCATCTGGCGCTGGAGGTGCTGCGGCCGCAATGCCATTGTTCAATGGTGGCGCAGTGAACGACCCCGAATACAATTCTTACAGCAGTCGGATTGCTCTGATGGGGCAATACGGTTACAACACGTGGACACGTGTTACAAGAATGATGCCCGAATTCCGAGAAATGACCCCACAGCAATGGGTCGCGCTGAATCAAGACCAGCAAAACTGCCTCAATCGCCAGGCTACACTCAAAATTGTCCAGTCCTACGAGATTGAATACCGAAATCCCGACCCAAAAACTTGTCCCTTCATCGCCAGGCACGCTGTCGGACCTTGGACATTTGGCGGCGAACGCTCTCAATGGACCTGCGCTTGTGGCTATAGCGGAAAAAGCAAAAACTGGAAAAAACACGAAGATAGCGAGCGTCACACCGATTGGGCGCAGAGTCGTTTCGTCCCCAAAAGAACAATTGACGCGATGAAAGCGGGAATCAAAAAGGACGAAGCAGGCGAAATCATGCGCTTCAACCAGCCACTATCCGGCGGTATCAGGTATTTCCAGGTAACTCAGGAGCGAAACGAATGGACTCACCCCGAATTCTACTCGGAAATTCACCGCGAAAAGAACGGCAATGGTGGCTGGTTCGTTCATCACAGGGATGACGCTGCGCATTACTATGTATCGTAAGTATGTCTGTGTGTGTGTGTGTGTGTGTGTGTGTTTCTAACACTTTTTCTTTCACTATGTGTATGAATAAAAAGTGTTAGGAACACACACGCACGCATTACTATATTATTTACTTTGGTTTTTTGGTTCAAGATATTTGTGGACGATGTCACGCATTACATTGGCGTCGTCACGGCGAACGTAGGCTGGTGGTGTGTCCGCCGTCAACAAATCTTCCTCTTCTGATTCGAAGTAAATTTTTCTCGGCGGGCCTTTCACGTATTCATCCGCCGCATTTGGTTTCTCCGGTTCAAACTGAACGGTCCGCATCCAATTGTAATGGTTTTCCACGTAGATTTCATAATCGGTACGGGGGACCATACTGAACGACACAAATTGCGGTCCGCCTTGACACAGAACATAGTAATCGGTGTATTTTGTGTGGTCACCGGTCATTTCAATCCACACACGTGATGGTTTCACAAAACGCTCCACGTATTCGTCGTGCGCGGCTTTAAGTGCTGGAGGTATCGGTCTTTGCCAGCGTTTCATTTCACGCTCTTCGAGCATATCCAATAAGAACCCTTGGAATTGGAAAAGTGATCCAGGATTATAATCCGGTCGGATTTGGCACGGGTCGGTTTTCAACCAATGCGGACTCTGACAATGTTGCGGCGTGTGTCCAATTTCACCGCAACGAGCACACTGCTGCTTGAGGAGATGCGGGCACGTGATTTTCGCGCCAAACTCGGGACCGCTTTTTGTGTAATGCGTCTTACACTCTTTCAGAGGAAACCCGCGATCTCTACAATACTTACAGAATGGGCGTCTCATTTTTATTGATTTTGTCTGCGTGGACCAGGTTCTGGTGTTTTTTTGCGAACCGGTGATTGCGGCGAGCTCGGCATCGGCATCTTCAGCAGCAGTATCTGCGTTGTATATATTCTTGTAAGTGAATTGTCCATCGTAAGACCAGTTCAGTCTCATTCGCTCCAACTTGTATGGTGGAAGCTGCGTCAAATCCAAGCGTTTATAGCCGACGCGGGCGGTGGGGGTCGTGGTGGCGGTCGTGGTGGCGGTCGTGGTCATTTGTTTCTGCTGTCGATGTTATAGAACAAGTAACAAAAAAACATTCAATTTTTTGTTTCACAAAAAACCGTTCCTGGAGGAATCTCAATTTTTTGTGAAACAAAAAGTATTAGAACATTCACTCACCTCTCCCCGTCATCCGCTGCCCCCCTCCCCATTCCTTACCATCCAAATACAGAACCGTCCAACACGTTACCATCGCTGTCGTATTCGTACTCAATGTTCGGTCTCATCGGTTTTCCGTGCTGCCAAATCCCTTCGAAAATGAGGATTTCACCTCCGTCGCCTGATTTTTGGACGTGAACGCCATGTCCGTTGAGTTTGTCGTTTTCCCACGTTCCAGAGTATTCGTGCCATTTGGCAAGATGTGTGTTTTCAGCGGCTTCGTCACTGGTGTAATTCTTCATTTGGCCGTAGACAAATGCCGGTGTACGAAGAGTTCCGCGTCCGTGGCGTTTATGGCCGCTGTTGTCGTCGTGATTGTCGACGCGACGCATATGCCCCATATACACGCTGCCATCCGGGTAGCTGAAAATGTGTTCTTGTGTTTCCAATTGACGGGTGAGTTCGGCATCGGCGGCCTGTGCGGCGTTGTGTTCCGCAAACCATTGTTGAACCTGTTCGGGGGTTGTAGGATAACGCGGGTCATAACGTCCAAGGTGCTGGTCCATAGTTGTCAATTCCGCCCGATAGGTTGGATCATTTTGAACCTTTTCGCGGTCTGCGAGAAATTGCTTCATCCATTCTTGAGAAATTTGTGATTCTTGCGCCATTTGCTTGGTTGCTTTCACTGTATGTTTTGTTTCATTGAAAAAAACATTTCAATTTTTTTGAATGAATGAATGAATAATTACAATAAAAAAGTGTTAGAACATTTTTGTTTTTGTTTTTGTTTTTGTTTTTGTTTTTACTTACCTCGTTCGTCGTCGTCGTGTCGTCGTCGGTCCATCGTGTTTAGTCGTATCCTGCGAATTGGATGTGGCCGCCGCCAAGGCTCATCGTAATCAGGTCGTCATCTTCCTTTGAGATGTACTGTTCGGCGCGGCAGTTTTCCCTCGCGAGTTCCAGGAACAGCTCATCGGCCATCTGCTGCGGCTCTTCGTCGCACCAGTTTGTTGCGTGATGAAGGTCAGCTTTCATTACATTGATGACGGCGGGGAGTTGAACAGGAGCAGCGACAGCGACGACAGTGGCGGATGATGAAAGCGCACGTGACTCAAGTTCGATGCGAACACGAGGACCGTGAGGATGAGCGTAGGGTGCTCGACGTTCAAACGGGGTTTTCACCAAGGCAGCCTGTTTGGAACGAATGTCTTGTTCACGCTGGTACGTCTCATCGCGCACTTGGATTTCACGCTCCTGACGCTCAGTGTCTTCGCGAAGACGGTTGAATGACAAGTCACGGCGGTCGTCACGGCGGTCGTCACGGCGAGGTTGTTCGCGCTCGATGTAACGAGTGGGTTCGTCACGGCGGTCGTCGCGGCGAGAACGGTATTGTGAGCAGTAGGTCGATGTGTGTCCGGGTTTTTTGCAGATGCGGCAGTTTTGATTGAGTAGGGTAGGGCAAACGACTTTGCCGCCGGGACCAGGTTGGTCTTTGACGAAGTGGTCAGTATAGTCGGCGACAGGCAGACCGGCATCGTAGCAGACCTTGCAGAACGGCATATCCGCAGGACCGACCCATCCGTCAGGGAAACGGCGAGTAGGTTTTGATGAAGATCCAGTTGAAGAAGAAGAGTTGAACGTTTTTGACATTGTATTGCGATCGATTGTTTCTGGTGAAGCACTGTTGGTATCCTATTTGAAAAAAATCATTTCAATTTTTTTCAGATCAGGTAAAAATCACAGTATCATCTATTTATTCATTTTTGTTAAAGTTGGTCGCCCACTGAAGCAAATGAACGCACGAATTCTTCCAAGTCTTTTTCAGTTAAATCGCTTGGTTTTCCGCGGGGTGCTTTAGGGGTTGTCATCAGCGAGTCATCGTCTTCTATATTCGCTGGTATAGAAGACGTATGTAGTTGAGGAACACAAATTTTCATAAGAATAAATATAAATATATAAATATATAAATAAAATATATCTATATATTATATAAACCAATAATGACTTTCCATTTTCACATTACTGAACACGAAGTTCAAGACGGTCTTGGCATTGTTTCTCACCTTGCGGGGGATTCAGTTCTTGGAAATGGTGCTTCCGCTATTTCGCACGGTATCGATACCTATAATGACATCACCCATCACAATGTTCTTGGCGCCGTCAAGGATGGCGCTGAGACTGTCATTAGCGGCGGAGAGGCTGTTATTGACGGATTTTCTGGCGATTGGTTGTAAAGAAACGCAGATCCACTCCCACCGACCTCGTGTGTCTACCTCTAATAATATATAGTTTATTCTATTAATTTATATTATTACTAAATTTATATTATTACTATTGTTTAGTATTGTTTATTATATAATAAAATTGTTCAATAACAAAACAGATTATACAGAAACCATTCATAGTGCCATTCAATTAAAAGGAGAATACAGTACTTATTCACACACCCCATAAATCCAATTCGTATTTATGAATTAGTTTCTCTCGTAAGTTATGTATTTCGAGAGAAATAGCCGTATCGATTGCCGCAGCATCCTCACCTTTTCCATCATCCAATATCGCATTCATCGGCAAAGAAAATGTTCGACAACCAGTCCACCGAAATCCATTGATATTATCCTTTCTATCATAGTTCACCGAGAGAATTATAGCAGTGGGCGTATTCCTAACAATACGCATAGTTGCGTATTTTGGTAGTTGTTTTATCCATCTGAAAATTATCGTTTCGGCTACTCCCGTTGATGCCGTAATACATTCCGGATATATATCTTCACCATCAACAGTATCTAGAGAATCTAAATCATCGACGAATGTGTTCGCATCGTTTAATTTCTCAATTAGGGTCATTTTAACAGATTTACTTGTAACCCACGGTTTATTGAGTTTAGGGTGCGCTTCCACCTTGAAATATTCTCTCGGTTGCTGTTTTCCATTCTTAAGGTACGTCATTTCACGATAATATACGACATATTTCTTCATCATATTATGTGTAATTCCGACGGGTAATATTTGCGCAGTTTGCTTTCTCTCGCGCTTGTATCCACTTCCGCGCGTCGTCGCTGTCGTCGCTGTCGTCGCTGTCGTCGGTGTCGTTGGTTCGGTCATTTGTATGTATATCCACGGTATAAAACATATAAAAATGAAACGCTCTAAATATACAAAAACCATACTATGAACGCAATCCAACGCCAGAAACACGAATTATCGGGAGGGCTCATCTTCAAATTATCGCAAATCGGGTTCGCACTTCACAGCACATTATGTTATACCAACCGTATCGATGTCGGGGTTCACGATTACGCGGAATACGCCGCCCAGTTGCGCGATGGTGATTCGATTTTCATATCTACGAGAGAAACCCAGGTTCCAATCCATATGGTCGTGGCGATATTACGCGCCCGTAATGTCAGTGTCGTGTTTTATATTATGGAAGAACCCGTGGTTTCGTGGGAGTTTGTCCAGAAAATACTACCTGTAAGTAAGCGCATTTTTATCCAGAATAATATTTATCACCACCCTAATATCCATATTATGCCAATTGGTATACGCGATTGTGGTTCTATTGTCGCGATGCATCGCCGGTTCAATCATAAATATCTGCTTGAAAAAGGGATGTCGATGCGGACGATGATGCCTGGTCACTCGCGTCCGATTAAATGTTTACTGTGCTTTAGTGTATGGACGCATCCGTCACGCCAGGAGTGCTATGACCTGTTTTCGGGAGGATCGTCGTCGTCATTTGTCTATAACCTAAATGACGCCAATGATAATGCTGCGTTATGCGAAGCTCGAGAGAAACGGAACACCGCGGAGTATTTTTATGAGAAAATCCCTGAAACGTTGGTATATGATACTACACTTGTAAGCCGGTTCGCTTTATGTCCGCGCGGGTGCGGGATGGATACACACCGGTTCTACGAATGTATTTACCTTGGATGCGTTCCGATTGTCGAAAAGACAAATACGGTCTTCGACCGGCTGTATTCGGCGTTTCCTTGCTTGGTCGTGAATCGGTGGGCGGATGTAACAGAGGACCTCCTCGACCGGTCTTACCCGGAATGTTTCGCTAGGATGCGTGCGTTTCACAGCCGGTATCCACGTTTTTTGACGGACTTGGAGAGTATTGAAGGATTGATGCGGGAATTGTAATATAACGATAATGTCGGAAGTGTCGTGTCGGTGGTTTTGTGGCGGATGGTTGGGATGGGGATGGTGAAGGGGGTGTAGGCGGGATTCAATCCAACGCCCCTGCTCCGTATTTCGCCTCTACTTTCTCTTTCATCTTCGCGATTTCAGTTTCGATTGTATAGTTTGCGGGCAATACCATCCGCAATCCTTCGCGAACACCGGTGTCGGGTCGTCTTCGCTCATACACCAAGTGTGGTTTTTCGCGCACAACGACGAGCGAGAAATATGTTGGCAAGACCGCCGCGGGTGCTGTATCCTCGGGGAAGATTCCTTTTTCCAAATCGCTGACGACCTTATTCGCTGCTTCCAATTTCGTTAGAAGCGATACTTTTTCGGATTTGCTCGTCATCCACGGTTTTTCAAGTTTGGGATGTTTTTCAACCTTGAAGAATTCTCTCGACCGTGTGTGTTCTTTATCCAAGTATTCGAAGTAATACACAACGTATTTGCGCAACATATCTTGCGTGATGCCTGCGGGTAGTGCGCGAGCGCTGTGTTTTCTCTCCCGCTTGCTTCCGTCATCGGCCGTGCCTTTGCTGTTCTTTTGTTGTTCTTGCATCGTCGCAATGCGTAAATTGTCATATCGGTTGTTCAGAGGGTTTCGGTCAAGGTGGTCGACGCTCACGATGCTAGTGCCTTTTCCATTTCCCCACGTGTCCATAATGACTTGATGAATAGATACATTATCGTGGCAGGAGATATACCCGTTTGTGGTTTTATACCAGGTTATTTTCTCGCCTTTGTTGTGGGTTGCCTCGTAGTCCAGTATTTTTTGGTAGCTCGCTGGGCATAATTCGCAGTATTCGTTTGGTTCGCAGTACATGATGACTGCCGTGATTTCGCCTGTTTGTGGGTTTACGATTTCCCAGAGGGGATTTTTCATTTGGTTGGCGGTGCGTCCGAGAGATTTCGTGTGGCCGGATTTGAAGGTCACGACGCCTGCGGAGTCGGCGGCGCCGGAACCGTATTTATGGGTGATATAGTCGTGTTGTGATTTGAATTGGAGCATGGCGTAACTAATGAGCGTAACGATGAGTATAGCAAGTGTATGGATTAGGGTGAAATGGAATAAACTATTTCAATTTTTTAGGGGTGAAAAATTGAAATTAAATTAGGTGGGGTGATTTTATAGAAGGGTGAAATGCCGAAGAAGTGTGCTTTTGTGGATGAGGAGGGGGTGAGGTGTCAAGAACCATCAAGGTATAAATGTAAGTTTGATGACACAAACCAGCGATGTAACTTCCATAAACTAATAGGAATGGTTAGAAATAGTAAATATGATTTGTGTAATTACGAATATTGTGAAACTATAGCAAATTTTAATATACCAGGTTCTACCAATGGTATGTATTGCTTTGCTCACAAATCTCTTGATATGATTGATATACACGCAAAAAGATGTATTCACGATGGATGTGATAAAAGAGCATTATTTAACAAAAGAGATGAACCCGCCGGGTTCTGTTCGGTTCATCGGACAGAACTCATGATAGATGTAACTAGTAAAAAATGTAAAGAAAATGACTGTATTAAACAACCCTGTTACAACTTTTCAGATAAAAAAAAACCTATATACTGCATAGACCATAAGATAATGGGTATGATTGATTTGAAGAATCCTAGGTGTATTCATATTGATGTAAATAATATTAGATGCAATATACGTCCTTATTATAATAATTATGGAGAGACGAAACCTCTCTTCTGTTTGAAACATAAAACAGATACGATGATTAATATTGTTAGCAAGAGTTGTCGTGGTGAATTATGTAATACACTCGTTCGCAATAAATACGAAGGATATTGTCTTCGTTGTTTCATCCACACCCATCCAGACAAACCTGTCTCTCGGAACTACAAAACCAAAGAACGCTGTGTTGTTGAATACATCACATCACATTTCCCAGATTTTAGTTGGATTGCGGATAAAACGATAACGGATGGCTGTTCGCGTCGCCGACCCGACCTCACACTTGACTTGGGATACCAGGTGATTATATTAGAAATTGACGAAAACCAACACATTAAATACGATTGTAGTTGCGAAAATAAACGTGTAATGCAGTTATCTCAAGACGTTAGTCATCGACCTTTGATAATGATACGATTTAATCCCGATGAGTATACGTATGCGAATGGTGAAAACGTCAGTTCATGCTGGTGTGTGAACAAACTTGGATTATGTGTAGTGAAGAAATCAAAGGAGAAAGAATGGGAGTCGCGCTTGGAAAGGTTGCGCGAACAAGTGGAATACTGGACGAACCCAGAAAACGCGACGGAGAAGACGGTTGAAATCGTGGAGTTGTTTTATGATTGTGACTGAACGTAGTTGAACGACATTGGAATATCGTGTGAAAGTAATATGAAAGGACTAATTTTTTATATTTATCTTGCGATAAACATAAAATAGTAATTGATGTTATATTATGGAAACATATACTAAAATTTCAATTAGAATACGCACGGATTCTCCCCTAATTTTCACTAGGGGCCGGACTGTATCATAGACCGTCTCAGGTTGCTTACACCTTCATCAACGACCCACACCGGTTCAGTCTCTGGCACCCGATCATAGGCTTTGCTTAGCGCCCTTAGATCGTAAGTATGCTGATCACCTAATCTCAAAGATTATTACCATACCCAAGTTTCTACTCTTGGCCACGTGTTCCTTTCGGATACACGCTTGGTACTTTTGAGCTCTAAAGGCTTCCCAGAACAACAAGGTGTGTCGCAACTCCGACTTATCATCATCGGAATCACTAGTGTCTGGTCTGGTTATATCATTAAAAACATGATACTGAGGACGCAACTCGTTTACTGTAATCAGAGCTCAAATGATTACAGGAGGACACTTTTCGGCCCTGGTTCGAAACTAATACGATGAACATCAACATCGCCATTAATACATGTTCCAGGCCTCCCATACCGGACATCACACGCAAAACGTTGTAATTCACGGCATACACGCGAACCTTGGCGGTGTTCGTGCCCTCAACGGTGGCGTTGGAGAGAACAAGCTGAAGGGTAGCGTTATCAATACGAGAGAAGTTGCACGAGCCGGAAGGCTGGTGCTCCTCGGGCCTCAGAGCGAAGGAATACAGGTTGATTCCGGTGTCGGGGGCGCGAGTGTGGTGCTGGTGAGGCTGAACGAGGTCGAAGTAGGTACCTTCGCGCTCAGAGAAGCGATCCTGGCCGTTAAGCTGAAGCTTGGCGGTCACGACGGGGTTCTCACCCCAGCAGTGCATGTCGAGAGAAGTCTCGGCCAAAACGAAGGTGCCGGCATCAGAGACACCAGAGTTCTGACCAGTGCCGAAGTTGGGAAGGTCATAAGGCTTGGTGTTGTCAGCCCCGTGCCACCAAGAAGTGCCGGTGGTGTAGACATCCTGGGCGGCGGCGTCAGTGAAGAGACCGGAAGCGTTGATGTAAGAGGTGGTGGTGTTGGCGACGGAATCGTGAGAGCCGAAAGCCATAATGGCGTTGGGGAGGGCATCGACAGCGTCGGTGTAGTTGAAGGGCTGGGCGCCGAGAAGGCGGTTGAGGACACTGCCGGCGTCAAGAGAAGAGCAGTAGTCAACGTTCTTGTCGGGCTGGACGACCCAGATGAGCTCCTTAACAGGGTGGTTAAAGTTGAGCTTGATCTTGTTGGAAGAAGAACCGACGGATTCATCACCGGTGAACTGAAGCTGTTCGATGAGGTACTCGTGGGGGTTCTGAGCCATACGCCTGCGCTCATCAGTGTCCAGGAAGACGTAGTCAACATAGAGAGAAGCGGCGACGAGGGACTGGTTGTAGGCACTGGTGACCTTGGTGGCAGTCTGGGGGGTAGCAGAGGTAAGGCTGGACATAGCCCACAGGCACTCCTCAATAGGACGGATATCAAGGTTGATCTTGACCTCGTGGTACTGAAGGGCGATAAGGGGAAGGGCCAGACCGGGGTTGCGGCAAAACCAGAACTGAAGGGGGACATAGAGAGTGGTCTCGGGGAGAGCATTGCGGGGAGCGCAAACCTGGCGAGGAGCGTTAGCATCGCAAGGGCCATCAATGTCGTTGAAGGAGGGGTCAGTGATGAAGGTAAGCTGGGTAGTGTTGCCGATCATCTTGAAGTAACCGCGCTGCTGCTCGGTAGACATAGTAAGCTGGTTCCAGATGTGCATCCAGTCGCCGTACTGGCGATCGATACGCTGGCCACCGATCTCAACCTCCACCTGGGAGATGAGCTGCTCACCGGGGAAGTCGAGCCAACGGGCATAAACGCCAGCGGTCGACGTGTTCTTCAGGGATTGACCGACTTCAGGAAGAGTAACCTGAAGGTAAGTGCGGTAAGCCAAATCACCATTGCGGGAAATGGTGCAGGTCACGCGGCGACCGAAGTCAGCCTGGCCGTTAAAAGTCTGCTCGATAGACTCCATAGCGAAGTTAGTGTGACGCTTGTAGGAAACCTTCCAGAAAGTAATCTGGGGATTACCCGTCAGGTAAACGTCCTGTGCGCCGTAGGCGACAAGTTGCATAAGTCCTCCACCCATTGTATGAAATTGCTGGTTATACTATTCAAAAAGAAAAAAAATTTACGAAAATGACATAATTGAACGATTTTACTAAATATCAATTAAACATAATTACTAAACCTCTTTATAATCAAAGGGGTTCTCGTTATTAATTCATAATAAGAATAATAAGAATAATAAGAATAACTAACTAACCGGTGAGTAAGTAAGGGTATTGTTGTTGTTGTTGACGTAGTTGTTAGTAGTCTCTTTATTTCTTTCATAATTTGTATGTCTTTATTCAAGTATAAACCGCCTAAAAAAATTATATTAGATGAGAGAAGCATAACTACACTTGATAGTAAACACAAAGAACTACAAACTGAATTTCAAAATATAGAAGATACGATTATACCAGGACTTGAAGATGAAAAAAATACCCTAAAACAGCGGTTGGAAAAGCTGCGTAAAGATATATCAGCGGCCGGGGTTGATGCGAATACAAACATCGGGGGTGAAGCAAATACTCCTAAATCAGATAAATCTGTATTAGATGAATGTCTCGAAATTCGTGACCGGATCAAAGAAATAAATACCACCATTAAAAATTATAAACAGAATTATAAAAATTATTACCTTCATAATAGCGAGTATATTTTTGAGTATTTTGAAACCAAGAAAACAATAACTACTGGTGGTTCAATGAAAACAAAATCTCTAAATGCGTTTTTTAATTTACCGGAAGCCAAGAAGACGGAAGAATTGTTTAAAATACAACATAATACAGTGGAGAAATATCTTGCGAATATCGACCAGACTTATATGGATATCTCTAAATATGTCTACCCAACAGATATCTGCCAGTTCTGTCGTCGGGGAGAGATGATACCAGTAGAAAGTGAGGGAATTATGGTATGTAACCAGTGCGCAAAGCACGTGGTTTTTCTCATCGATAATGAAAAACCGTCATATAAGGAACCGCCTAAAGAGGCGTGTTTTTACGCGTATAAACGCATCAATCATTTCCGTGAAATTCTCGCACAGTTTCAGGCGAAGGAGACCACATCGATACCGGACCACGTACTTGAAAGCATCAAACAGCAGATCAAGAAAGAGCGGATTGAAATTACCCAATTCACGGATAAGAAAGCGAAAGAGATTATGAAGAAACTGGGATTTAATAAATATTACGAACACATTCCATTTATTAAAGATAAATTGGGGATTAAACCTCCGGTTATGACACCGGATTTGGAGGACCGATTATGTAATCTGTTTATGGAAATACAGGGTCCTTATGCGAAATTCTGCCCAGACGACCGGGTGAATTTCCTGAATTATTATTATACAGTATATAAGTTATGTGAACTTCTTGGACGACGCGAATTCCTGCCGTTTTTCCCGATGTTGAAAGACCGAGAGAAACGGATAGAACAAGACCAAATTTGGAAACAGATATGTATTGAACTTAATTGGGTGTTTATAGCGACGCCGTAGTAGAGTTAGGGAGGGCAGCTGTGGCAAAAGATTTTATAATAATCTGTGTTATTGCTTGTGTTCCATCAAGAGTTTCTATAAGGCGTTCTGGTGTGATATACATGTTTCCATCATCTTTCAGAACGAAGGTAAAATTCATTTTATTAAATAATCCAAATTCAGGTATGTCAAGTACTCCATTGAGATGTTTGGAATCTTTATATGCGTAAATATCAAATTTTCCAGATCTTATGGCAATAGGCTTCAAAGTCAAAACTGACAAATCTTGTAGTGAATGATATTCTACTAATACCTCATAACTTGCCAGAGGTTTCTCATCGGGTATCTCCTTCACCCCCTTCCACAACCACACCCCCCCTCTCCCAACCCCCCCACCCCCCCCCCCCCCCCCCCCCCCCCCACCCTCCCTTTCACTCCCCCCCCCCTTTT